CGTATGAGTATCGATCAAACGAGAGCTAACGCTAAGCAGATGTAATGAAAACAGTATTGATGAAGAACCTAACTGACCAACAAAAGGATGAAATGCGGCAGACGTTTGCTCATGCCGCTTTTCTCCGCAGTCAGTTAACTACAATTCTCAATGAGAAGATTAACGCAAGTAACAGGCAGGTACGCAGTAAGGACGCCTACGGCATTCCAAACTGGGCATTCCTACAAGCTGACGCAGTAGGTTATGAAAGGGCTTTGACTGAAGTAATAAGCCTTCTGACGCATGAATCAACGGCAGAAAGCGAAGCGACCAACGTCGCTGAGTCTCTGTCCGCGTCCAAACCTAAACGTAGGGGACGCCCACCGAAGGTGCCTATCCCTACCTGACTACCGTCAGAATCTACTACAAAATTTATTTTAAATATTTTCGTAACTTTTTCTCTTCTCAACCGATAAATGAAGAGAGAACGAAACGTGATGATTGAGTGAGCGATACGAAGTACGTAAGTAACGAGTGAGCCTCTTAATTAATAATAGTTTCTATAAGAATAATAACAATAAGGAAAGATGTGAGCGACCCCACAATCTTTGGTAATCCGAATACGGCTACACCAGCCACTCCCCCTGTCAATGCTACTCAAACACCTGATCCCTACGCCAACCTGCTTGGGATGATTGTGAATGAGCAAGGTGTTCAAAAGTACAACTCGGTTGAGGACGCACTTAAGAGTGTCGCCCACGCGCAATCGTATATCGCACAACTCAAGGCTGAGAAAGCCGAACTAGAAAATAAGGTGCAAACGGTGCAAGTGGACGTATCTAAGCAAGCTGAACTCGAACGTACTGTACAAGAACTCCTTTCGCGTCAATCAAGCGCTGCACCAGCTAACCCTGCTGCCCCTGCTGTAGACCCGAATGCGATTGCGGAACTAGTGAATAAGACTCTTGAACAGCGTACTGCTGCTGAGCGAGCCCAAGCAAATCAGAAAGAAGTTGCTACCCAACTCCTGACTAAGTTTGGTGCTGAAGCGGAAGCTAAGTATAACGCTGCTGCACAAGAGCTTGGACTTACTGTTGCTGAAATGAATGAATTCGCAGCTAAGTCTCCCAAAGCAGTTTTGAAAGCGTTGGGTGTTTCAGAGCAACCGGCTCCTAAGCCGAATACATTTGCTCCTGCTCCGAGTGCTGTCAATACGGCTGCATTTCAGCCTCATCAAGAAACCTTCATTGGTCGTAACAAAGAGAAGTCTCGTATTGGTGCTACCACTCGTGAACTCAATCAGGAAGCTGCTCGTGCACGCGCAATGGTTGATGAAATCCACGCAGCAGGTGCATCGGTTCATGACCTCTCCGATCCGAAGGTTTATTTCAAGTATTTTGGAAAATAGGAAAACAACAATAAATGTCCCAAAATCGCTTTAACTCTACTGCTTTCATTGAAAGCGAACAGTACTCGGCGTTTATTCTCCGTAACCTGCATGACGGTCTGTTGCCGGAATCGTATTTCCGTAACGTATCGGACTTCGGTTCGGGTAGCACGCTGCATATTAAAACGGTGGGTACGGTTACGATTCAGGATGGTGCTGAAGAAGTTCCGTTCGATTACACTCCGATTGAATCGGGTGAAGTGACGCTAACGATTACCGACTATCTTGGTGATGCATGGTACGTCACGGATGAACTGCGTGAAGATGGTTCGCAAGTTGAAGCCCTTATGGCTGCACGCTCGCAAGAATCGACTCGTGCTATTCAGGAAGTGTTTGAAACGCGTTTCCTCGCTAAGTGTAATTCGGCACAAACGAATGCCAATGCAAACTTGGTTAACGGCTTTGCACATCGTATTGCTTCGGCAGCTACGAACAACGTGTTTCAGCTTGACCATCTGATTGCTATGAAGCTTGCATTCGATAAGGCTAATGTGCCTTCGCAAGGTCGTATCTTCATCTGTGATCCTCTGGTGGCTAGTACGCTTTCGGGCATGGTGACGGTTACGTCTAACGTTACGGATTTCGCAGATCAGATTCTTGAGAATGGTTTCAGCAAGGATCATGAATTCCTGATGAATCTGTATGGCTGGAACATCATCACTTCGAATCGCCTCCCGAAGGGTTCGTTCTCGGATGGTACGACTTCGGTAACTAATGGTGTGGCTAACATCTTCATGTCGCTGGCTGATGACAACACGAAGCCGATTATGGCTGCATGGCGTCGTATGCCGAAAGTCGAAGGCGAGCGTAACAAAGACCTTCGCCGTGATGAATTCGTTACCTCGTGCCGTTGGGGCTTTGGTACGCAGCGTGTGGATACGTTGGGCGTGCTGATTACTTCGGCTGTGAACTACAAATAAGGAAAATAATTAATGCCTTACGTTAATCAAGCAGGTTTGAATGTGTCCAACCAATACGGTCCCCGTAGTACGGGTAACTCGGTTGGTACGGACCATTCGCAAAACGCTTCTCACGAACTCTCGCTTGAGTTCTCCGGTACGTCGCTCGCAGACAGTTTGTTCTTGCCTCCGTATGTTGTTCCAAAGGGTGCAAAGTTTGTTCGTGCAACGCTGGTTGTGCATGAAGCTTTCTCGCTTACGGGTACGACTCCGGGCCTTGCAGTTGGTGGTACGGCTCCGGCAACGAACGGTGTAGCGCTTACGGCTGCTAACCTTGGTTCGGTTCAGTCGATTGATGTCAGTTCGGCGCTTGCGGGTACGTGGGCTACGGCTTCTACCTCAGGTACGACCGCGGCAGAGAAAGTCACTGTGGCTCTCACTGGCACGACTCCGGCAGTTACTTCGGGTGTTGGCAAGGCTTCTCTCGTCATTAGCTACATTTACAAAAATCGTACGCTTGGCGCAGTGAATTAATAGACAAGGGGCAGTGGGCCAAAAGCTCGCTTGCCCCTTTCTTTTTATCTAAAGGATATTTATGTCGATTCAACATCGTGACATTCCTGATGCACAACTTCACGAGCCCAAGGGGATTGCCTCTGCTTCGTCCAAGCAAGTATATCTGGCAGATGGAGCGGGCTCTGGCTCATGGTCCAAAATCACTACATCTGCGATTAGCGGTGTTACTGATACGGGTACAGATTCCAACTATCGTCTGGTTGCAAATGGTGCTGGTGGTTTTGTCTTGAAACGTGATGCAGCCTATGGCGCAATGGCAATTACAGCTAACACGAACAGCATGACCGTAGCGGCTGCTACTGACCCCACACTGAACACTAACGCAGATTACCTCTTAGTAGCTGGTACAGGCGCTCCGTGGGCGGCTGATGTTCTTCTGGATGCTACCTACTCCACAAACCAGCTTACAGCCAATACCTCTGGAATCTACAAGATAGAACTGTGGATGGGTATAACAGGATTCCCCGCAAGCAATGCAAAGATTGCAATGAAATACCGGGTGAATGCAGCTACCTTTAGTGCTCAGCATGCAACACTAATTGGGGCAACAACCACAAGCGCCGGTACTATGTCCATGAGCGCTCTAGTTTCTCTGGCGGCAGGCAATACGGTTCAGGTGTATGTAGCCTCTAGCGCAGCAGGCTCTCTCACTATCTCGGATGCGCAGCTTAATATCAGTTTGATTAAGGCAGCATAATGAAAAAATCACTTCTATCTCTCGTTCAGGACATTCTGAATGATATGGATTCGGATGAAGTGAATAGCATTGACGACACCATTGAGGCTCAACAGGTAGCGAATATTGTCCGTCAGTGCTATGAGGAAATGATTGCCAACAGGAATTGGCCTCATCTTCGGAAAATGATTTCCCTCAATTCATCCACTACGCTTGAGCGTCCAACCCATTTTCGGATTCCAGAAAACATCAAGGAACTGGAATTGTTCCGATATCAGAAGTCTACCAAGACCAATCCTCAATTGCAGTTTGGTGATGTGAAATACCTGTATCCTGATGAATTCCTTCGCTATACATCAGGACGAAATAGCACAGACGAGAATACGATTCAGGTGAAGGATGTTAGTGGGATTACGTTGCTTCTCAAGAACAACATGTCACCTAGCTTCTGGACCTCCTTCGATGACGATTACATCGTCTGTGATTCTTATGACGCTCAGGTGGATGACACCTTGCAATCGTCAAAGACACAGGTGTTGGCCTATATGGAGCCTTTGTGGGTTCATAACGATACGGCAGTACCTGACCTACCATCGGAAGCCTTCCCTGCCCTTCTTGAAGAAGCCAAGAGTACGGCTTTCCTAGTGCTAAAGCAGATGGCAAACCAGAAGGCTGAAGCTAAGGCGCAACGACAACAACGCTGGCTTTCTCGTAAAGCATGGCGTACTCATGGCGGTGTTCGCTATGAAAACTACGGACGTAGGAGTTCCAAATGACTTACAAAGGTTTTGACATTATTCCGCAAAAGGGCAATCCCCGCACCTTGATTGTTGTACATCATGGAAAGGCAGGAAAGATTCCTAAGCTTCTGGAAGGATTGTTCACGGATCGGGGAACTGCAATGAACCTGATTGATATGTACCTTGAATCCAAGGTGATTTAATGCCCAAGCAAAGCCAAAGAGGTGAGGTTAATAACTTCGTTGGCGGGCTTATCACTGAAGCGAGTCCATTAAACTTCCCTCCAAATTCTTCGGCAGATGAAGTTAATTTTGAACTGTTCCGAAATGGTAGCCGAAAGCGCCGATTGGGGATGGACTACGAACCGGGATATCAACTGATTCCAACAGGGCTAGATTTTACTCAGCTTGGTAAGGTTGGATATACGGCGTACAAATGGACAGCAGCAGGCGGTAATCCTAACGCCAACTTTGCGGTGCTACAGATAAGTAACAACCTGTTGTTTTTCAATGTCGATCAATCGGCAGTGACAGGTACGGGACTGGCAGGACAAATCACTGTCTCCGACTTTCCAACAGATGTGAACTTCTCCCTTACAGACATAGAGGGGATTCTGGTTGTTGCTTCTGGAACAGAGAGTTTTGCTGTTATCAACTACACCAGCCCGAACGTATTCAGTCTATCTTATGAACGGATTCTCATTCGTGACTTGTGGGGTATTGAAGAAACAACCAATCCCAACTACGAAACCGATCCTACGTATAGAGGAAACGACACTCTACAGCATCGCTACAATCTTCAGAATCAGTCTTGGGGGATTCCACGTAAGGGCAGTAACGCTATACTCCAAAGCCCTTATGAATACTTCAATGGAGACTTGGGGAAGTTTCCTAGTAATTCTGAACAGGTATGGGCAGGGTTGGAGTTTCAGTCTGTTGCTTCTTCTCAACAGCCATTCGAGCGGATGTACACCAATCTGTACGATGAAGTATTAGGCTCAAAGTTCAGTTCGGCAAAGGGCTATTTCATCATTGACGCACTCAAGCGGGGTGAGGGGCGAGCGACTGCATTGGCACAGAACACAGCCAAATATCCCATTATGTCCCTGTCTCTGAATTTCCCTACCGACTACACACCGTATGGGCCAACTTGTGTTGCTCAGTTTGCAGGACGTGTGTTCTTTTCGGGATTTCGTGGAGAAGTTATTGGTGGTGATAAGCGCTCCCCCAACTATGCTAACTATGTGTTCTTCTCACAGCTTATCAAGAACAACCAAGATATCAACAAGTGTTATCAAGACGGAGACCCTACCTCTCGTGATGCGTCTGATCTAGTTGATACGGATGGTGGGTTCCTGAAGGTGGCAGGTGCGCAGAACATTATCGGCATGTACTCAATGGGGATCAACCTAGTCATCATTGCAGAGAATGGTGTGTGGGCTCTTACTGGTGGCACGCAATCGTCTGGATTCACTGCTACCAGCTACAAGCTGGATAGGCTTTCTTCGTTCGGTGGTACTTCTGCTCACTCGATTGTTCTTGAAGGTGATGTTTGCTATTACTGGGCGAATGATGGTATCTATAAGATTGCCAAGAACCAGTTTGGCGACTTGGGTGTTGTGAGCATGACGCTGAACACCATCCAGACTTTCTATCAGTCCATCCCCAACCTATCGAAGCAAACAGCGTTCGGTGGATATGACATTATCAACAAGAAGATTCGTTGGGTGTATAAGCAAGGCGATTTCTTCTCTGACTCGTCAAGTACCAAAGAGCTTATCTTTGATTCTGCACTAGGGGTGTTCACCTGTAACACAATCATGAACGCTCCGAACAATGTTGCTGAGGTTAGCGGTATGTTCCAATCTCAGACCTACATCACTTCGGACACAAACTCAGATGTGTTCTCAGGTGGCAATGCGGTGTTGTGTGGGACAGATACCGTAACTAGTGAATCCTCCTCTCGTGTGGATGCACAACAGTATCTTCGTTACTTCGTGATGGTTAATGTAGGTGGGTTGTTATATGTAACTATCTCCTACTACTACAACACAAGTTTCAGGGACTGGCACACAGTAGATGGAGTGGGTGTTGACGCAAAGGCATACTGCCTTACCGGAGCAAGCACAGGTGGGGATTCTTCCATCGATAAGCAAACTCCCTATCTGTTCCTGACCTTCATACGAACAGAAGATGGCGTGGACTCAAACGCTGTGCCAATCAACCAATCGAGCTGCCTGATGCGTTCCCAGTGGAACTATGCAAATCAGATTGAGAGTAATAAATGGAGCCCTCTTGTTCAGTCCTACCGTTATCGGAAGGCTCGCATTGTAGAGAATCTTTCTGATGCGTTTGATACCGGGTTCTATGCTATTACCAGCAAGAGCAAGTTGAGAGGCAGGGGGAAGGCAATTGCCCTGTATTTCGAGACAGAGCCGTATAAGGATTGCCAGATTCTTGGATGGAATATCTCGGTCAACATCAATCAGATTGCGTAAGGGCTTCGGCTCTTACGTAATAATCTAACAATTAAATAGATAAATAAAGTATTTACTGACTAGGAATCGAAATGGTTGAAATCAAACAACTCCCTCTCCTGCCTACTCTCTACACGTTGAAAGACCTGTTTGAGCAGCACTGGGAAGAAGTGTACGGCAATACGCAGAGGAAGGTGGATATTGATTTTGCAGTGTATGGACAGATGGAGCAAAGCAATTCCGCTTTTGGCTTGTTTGCGTTCTATGACGGATTGATCGTTGGCTATTCCGTAAATGTTATAGCCCCAAACGTTCATTCGAAAGGTCACATCACTTGCAACAACGATGCCCTATACGTTGATCCTTTATTTAGAGACACCCCATTAGGAATCAGGCTTATCAAGAAAACAGTGGAGCATGCGAAGGGAACAGGGGCAGACATGATGGCATGGAACTCCCCCTTAACCTCTCCTCTGCGCAAGATTCTTGAACGGCTTGGCTACACTCCTCTTGAGGTTGTACTAGTCAAGGAGATTTAATATGCCAGTAGCATTGGTGGTTATGGCTGTGGCTGCTGTTGCTTCTGCTGTGACTTCTGTTGTCTCCGGTAATCAATCTCGTGCAGCAGCGCGGCACGCTAACGATTTACAGGAACAAGCGGCTAACGAACAACGGGCAGGCAATGCCCAACAGGAAGCAGCAGCAGCACGGGATCAATACAGACAAGATCGGATTAGGCGAGCACGCATCATGCAGTCTGCGGATAACTCAGGTGTTCAAAACGGCTCTGGGGAAATTGGAGCATTGGGAAGTTTGCAGACGCAATACTCAAGCAACCAAGGGATGATGCAAGGCAACTATGACCGTGGTGTTCGTATCGGTAATGACATGTCTGAAGCGAATCAAACACTATTTGACGCGCAACAGAAAGCAGGACAGATGCAAGGATTGTCTACGATCTTTCAGACGGTGGGCTCTCTTGCAGGGACATTCTATGGTGCTTCGGGTAAGGCAGCTAAGATTCCCGGAACTACAGCACAACAATAACAAGGAATCAAATGGATATTTTGGACGACAGTGGAGCAGTTAGCTCTCCAGTAGCAATTGATGATTTGGTGACGACTTCTCCACTGCCGTCGTCCCCTCCTCCTCTGGCTGCTACCCGTAACCAAGCAACAATCACTTCCCTTATTGCCAATCCGTTTACGGCTCAGGATTCGTACAACACGATCATGGGTGAGGCACAGCAAGGAGAAAACACCACTCAGAAGCTTCTCAAGCAGCAGGCACAGGCAGGCATCAAGGAGCAGGATCAAAAGAGCCTCATGGGCATTCTGGCTGATCCTAAGACCCCTATCGAACAGAAGCAACAGGCAGTTAGCAACTTCCACCTAAATCCGGTGATGACGGATACATCAACGATTCTCCAAACCAATCTGCTTTCTAAGCCTGCTGGTGGTGAAACGGTTGACTCAGAGAACGCTCGTATCTCTACGGCAGATACCTTGAATGAAATGGCTAACAGCCGTGCTGCTATTCAAGTGCTGTCTAATAAGCTCAAGGACAAAGTTGATGCTACTGACGCAGCCACTACGTTCTTCGATCATGCATCAAATCTGATTCCGTTCAAGAATGCAATCACTGAGAACAAGGTTTATAACGATCTAGCCGCACAGACTGGTGTCCCTCGTAAGTGGTGGGAGAACTTCACTACCTATGTGCGTCCCGGTACGGCTGCTCGTGACTTGCAAGGATATGTACAGACCCTTCCGCCCAACCAGCAATTGGCTGTGGCTAAGGCCATGTTCAATTCGGTACAGAACCACTCAGGTTTCCTGTATGGAAATGACAACCAGCATGAAGCATTCGAACAGTTTAACAAGATTTTCAATACCGAATCCTATGGGATGGGTAGTGAGTTTCTGGACAACCTTGGGGGTATTGCCGATCTAGCGTTTGCCGGCAGTCAAATCAAAGATGTTGGTTTGATGGCTAAGAATGTTGGCCGTATGGTGAAGGGCGGTGAAGGTGCATTGACTCATGAGGAGTCGCTACAGTTTGCCAAGGCTAATGCCAATACTCCGTCCAATGTACGTCAGGAAGGCACAGTTGGTAGTGGTCCAGTGATGAATGATGTTGCTGAACCCACGATGGGGAACAGCACAGTCACTAGCGCTGGTGGAAAGTCTGAACCTGCATTAGAAGGCACCAAGACCCCAGTCAACCAACCGAAGAACGTAGGCTCATTGCTTGGCGGGGATGGACAATCGGTACAGGCTGCTCAGAAAGACGCAGGAGCCCTTCTCACCCCTAGGTCAATGGGCGTGGCGCAGGAAGCTACAGGAACGGCTCCTAGTGGCACTGCTGCCCTTCTAGGAGGCACTGGGGTTAAGGAAGCTGCACCAGCAGCTAAGATTCCTGCCCTGCTCCTTCCTAAAGCTGTCCAAGCTGCACCGAAAGAGAACCTTGCACAGCTTATGTCCCGTATGGCTAAGCAGAGTGTTACGCACGACATTAACCCGAATAGTCCGATGGAGATTGCACAGAACTCCAATCCGGATTCGGCTCGTGGATTCCATGATGCTGTTATCAAGGGTACGGATGAAATGTCTGATGCCCTCACTGGCGTAGACAAGGAACAGGCAATCGTTAATAACGTGATGCCTCAGACTTCGGATACAGGTGTTGTGTTCTCTCGTGTGAATGACATTGATCGTAACGCACGTATTGAAAACTCTGTTGATCCTAAGCTCGTTGATTTGGTGAATGACACTAGCGTTAATGCGCTCACACCTGCTGAACAAGCTCAAGCTCGTGCACGTATGGTGAATGACTTTGGTAATGCTACTGGATTGGTTCCCAACGATGCAATGAGTTCGTTCAAGTGGGGAGGCAATCGCGCTATCATCAATCAGGTGTATGAAGTGCCTGCTGGTTCTTTCTCCAAGGCGGAAGATGCTTTGGAGCAGGCTAAGTATGCGTTGCGTCATTACGGAGTGACGGATGATGACATTTCCATTCTTGAGAAGCAGGGCATCAATCATGTACCTGTAGATGCAGAGAGTGTGAAGAATCTAGAAGGCGATTACAAGATTCAGGTGAAAAGCAATCCTGAAGTCAATCCTTCTTGGTTTGATGAAATGAGTGCATTGACTGTGAAGCGTAATCCTCTGGATCGTTTTGCAGGCACCAACTTTGGGGATCGTGCTTCCCTACAGCGCTATGCTCTGGATGCAGCGAGCATGCTCGATAAGCACATCACTGGCCCGGCTGCTATTGCTAAAGACTATGGCGCACGGTTTGAGAAAGCATTTGTGGGCAAGGCAGAGGACTTCGCAAAGGATTTCCGTTCATTCCCCGAAGCAAGACAGGCGAAGATCAATGACTATATTCGGGAAGCGAACTTTAAGGGTATTGATTTTGACCAAGCTGACTTGGCTGCTCGCGGATTTAATAATGCCGAAGTTGGTGCTATCCGTAAGTGGCGTGATTTTTGGGACGATCATCACTATTTGGAAAACCTTGATGTTGTTCGTTCACTGAGGAACCAAGGATATGAATACTTTAAGAATGCGAATGCAGAACTTTATGCTCGCCCGATTGGTCCCGCTCGCAATGTCACTCGATTTTACGATCCTGCTACCGATGCTGTACGCAGCTTTGGTCCCGGTGAGCTAGACGATTTGTACAACAAGGGCGGTACGATTGCCAAGCTTCGCCGTCCTGCTACGCTGTCTGGTGAAACTGTGGAGCATATGATTATCCGTCAAAGCCCTACAGAGTATTCTCGTGCATTGAAGGATAGTGACCGTGTGCTGAACAAGCGTAAGGGCTATTACTCAATCTCGTATAACGGTGCCAAGTTCATTGATGAAGTGGACGGTGCAGGTAACAAGATTCGTACTGTGGCTGTTGCTGGTGATACGAATGAGGCTAAGGCTTTCATCAAGCGCATGGTGGCTAATGATCCTTCCAAGGCATACAGCCTTCGTAACGATAGCCGCAACTTCCGATTCAACTCGGATGAGCATTGGGATATCAACAGTGCTGGTGGCCGTATCAATCAGCGTCAACGTGGGCAGCTTCTAGAGGATGCTAGTGCACCTAGCCATATCGGGGATACCAAGTATATCGATAGCCCTGCCAAGAGCGCTGAGCGGGCTGCTAAGAGCATTAGTGGACGTACTGTGATGCGCAACATGCTGGACACTGCCTCTGAACGATTCATGAAGCAGTATGAAGAAGTGTTGCCGAAGAACGCTTGGGGTGAAGCTCGATTCCCTCAATCAGCTAATGACATTGGCCGTCTTGGTGAAACCACTAGCAAGCGTGTTGCAGATGCCCGAACCACTTGGGAATATCTCAACTACTTGCGTAATGGCTACATCAATTCGCTGAGCGATGGCATGAAGGCGGTGTTCAATGTCATGGCTGATGAAGTGGGCGAGAAAGGTTTTGCCACTACAGAGCGTGCTTTGCGTGCTGTTGGTGAGAAGGAGCCTCTGAGCTATCTGAAGAAAACTGTATTCGCTGCTTATCTTGCAACCAACCCGCTTCGTCAGATTATCACTCAGTCCGCTCAGGCTTGGCGTATAACTTCGTACAATCCTGTAGGCATTATCAGTGGACGTGTCCCTAAGCTAATCAATGAGTTCTATGGCAATCATGCCTTCGGCTCTGTGGCTTCTGACTTCGTGAAGTTCATGGATCGTAGCGGATTCACTGAAGCTGTGAAGCATCACAACCTGATTGCTTCCTCGCTTACGTCCTTGGCCGATCAACAGAACATTCTCTCTAAGGGCGTATCTGCTGTTACTCAGACTCTGCGTCGTGTTGGCTTTGACTCAGGCGAACTGGCAAACATGGTGGCGCATAGCGCTGCTGTGTATGACCGTTACAAGGCTCTTGGCCGTGATGTGAAAGATCGTACTGTGATGGAACAGATGCAGGCTGAGATTCGTCATCTGACATACAACATGAATGCTGCCGGTGACATGCCTTATAACCAAGGGGCTGCTGCTGCCATGCTTCAGTTTATGCAGATGCCGCATAAGGCGCTCTTGCAATATACCAACCGCGGTCTTGATCCTGCTGTTAGGGCTCGTATGGCTGTGGGGGATTTGCTGCTGTGGGGGACTGCTCTTGATGGCTTGTCGAATGCGTTTAAATTCGATTTCTTGCCGGATGACGGCTCTACAACTTCAGAGGTATTGAGGGATGGGATTGTGTCTACTCTGTACAACCATGCTCTTAACACCATGTTTGAAGGCACGCATAAGCAGGACTTCTCTGCTCTGAGCCCGTATGGATTGGATGGTTGGTTAAAACTGTGGCACAGCTTCATGGGGCAAGGCGCTTATCAGACGATAATGAACAGCCCTTCTGCTGGTTTGATCGGTAGCCGATTCTCTAACGTAGCTAAGAACATGGCTGCGTTCTTCAATCCTAAGCCGTTTGATGACCGTCAGACGCCTGAGAAGTTTGTTGACCTGATGACTGCCACTGCTGATCTTTCTTCTGGATTCTCGAATGCTCACAAGGCATATCTGGTGAACAAGTTTGGGGAACGCCGTGACCAATACGGACAGTTGATCGATAGCAACACCACTACTGGCGACACTATCGCTCAAGCGTTCGGATTCACTTCACAGGCCCAGTCTCAGAACTATGACTTGGCAAATCAGATGCGGCAGGACACAAACAGTCATAAAAGGGAAGTTGAACAGGTATATAAGGATATTAAGAAGTTTTACGCACAGCACTATTACCAGAACGAAAATCCTGATGTGAAGTTTATTACGGATGTTACTGGTGCGGCTATGCAGTATTACGCTAACGATCCAGTTGCTATGAAGATTATCCAACAGCAGTGGGAGCGTGATTCGGTTGGTACTGATGCCAACCTTACCAAGCAAATGTTTAATTCGTTCGGACTTCCGGGAATGGCTGACTATCGTACTCGGATTGCTAACATGAATATTGATGACAATACCAAGAAGCAGATGAACGCTGCACTAGACTTTGCTAAGAACTCTCAGGCTGAATTGGATAAATACACTAAGGAAAATAAGAATGGCAGACTTCAGTGAACAGAGCGCAAATCTCTCTGCCCCTTCGGGGGCGGGAGATTCCCCTGTTGTAACACAGAGAACCCCTGTACCGGCAAGCACTCTTCCGCAAGCTCTTAGCGGTATTGCAGATATGCTTGGTAAGGGTGTAGACAACTATTACAACGTACAGATGATTAAGGCCCGTAATGGGATTCTTGGTCAGATTGGTCAACAGCAAAGCGCAATTAATGACGCTGTGGCTTCAGGGCAGATGGATGCACAGGAAGCCCATGTGCGTTCTATGGCTATCTACAATAAGAGCCTTTCTTCCTATCCTCAGTTGGCTAGTGATATTCAAGGACTGAATGCAGCATTCAAAGCCACTACTCAGACTGGTGATACGGATAACCTGATTAAGCAGAAGCAGGATGAAGCACAGAAGCTGCGTGACCAGCAGAACTCAATGGCTATCTCTCAAGGCTATCATCTGAGTCCTGATATGTCAGATGCACAGCGGGGAGTGATTGTTGCAGCAGCAGAGAATAACACCACTGCTCAACGGGTACTCGCACAGCAACAGGCTCAGTTTGCTTTCCAGAAAGATCAGAACGTCTACAGTCAAGAGCAGGCGGATCGTCAAATGAAAGAGACTTCTGTTGGTCTTATTGCGGACATGGCAGGTAAGAACATGGATGCATTTGACGCCACTGTTCAGAATCTTTCTGACCAAGTACGTGCTAACAAGATGACACCTGACCAAGCTCGTGCAACTCTGCAATCGCAGTTTGGAAATATCTCCGGTGTCATTCAATCTCTTGCTGGAAAGAACCCAGAGCTTGCTGCTCCTTACCGTTCGATCTTTGAGAGCAAATATCAACTTGGCTTGCAGCGTCTTGATCCTACGAAGAACAGTGATGAACTCACTGCTAAGTATAACAATACGATTACGCAATCGAAGATTGATGCACTTACTAACGATCCTAAGCTCAAGACGTTGGTAGCTACTAGCCAGATGCTGAACACCAACAACGCTCTGCTCATGTCTACGAATGCGGAAGCCACGATGAAGGCTTTGGCCAATGCTGGAAAGACTCCTACGCAGAACGGCTTGCCGGGTTCGTATGTCCCTCAGATTGCAGGCAACCCGGAGATTGAAGCTGACGCATTGAAGGCACTCAAAGGAGGCATCGATCAAATGCGTGGTGGCAAGTTTGCTGATGCTATGGCAGGCAACGCAGAAGGCTCTAACGCAGTGAATAACTTGTTGTCACAAACTGGCAACCTTCTTAACCAAGGTGCAACACCTGACAAGCTCAAGGGCTTGGCAGATTTCTTTAGTAGCTCCCAGTATGCGTACATGGTTCAACATGGACAGATTGACGCTACGGCTGCACAGGCTGCTAAGAAAACCTTCCAGATGATCTACAACCCTGCTGTTACTCAGGCTGTAGGTAATAAGCTTCAAGGCACTTTGCCGAACAGTCAAACCAATATCTCAGATGCAGTGGATGTTAATTTCACTGGTGCTGGTGTCCAGTTCACTCCGAAGAAAGGACTGAGCGCTGATGACGCTAAGCAAGCGGGTATCTCTGTTGATGGATTGAAAACGGCTGCTCAGGGTTTGAATACTGTTGTGCGTATGGGTGCACATATGGAAGGCACCACTGATTATCAGAAGTATTGGGATGACAATAAATATTACATCTTGCCGCAAGCATTCCCTGTTAAACCGGGCCAAGTGGTTAATGGCTTTAAGTGGTCTGGTACTGGGGATTATCGTGACAAGTCCACATGGAAGAAGGTTGGAAATGGCTGAGACTAATGCAACTCAGGGGGCATCTTCGGATGCTCTCCCCGATGACGGACCTTGGAGTATGGGTTGGCAATCGCTAACCAAAGCAGCAGGCAATGTCATTAGTGATGTTGTTCAGCCTGTGAAGGAGTCGATTGACCAGCTCACCCACATTAAGATGCCGTGGGAAATGGCAGGGCCAGAACTGGCCTCTGTGACGGCTAACAAGCCTCCCCCTGATCTACCCCCTAGCCAAGATCAAGCAGCCGCTCCTGTGGCTCCTACGAGCCTTGGTGGGCTATTCGCTAAGCTTGTGAACACGGAGAGTGGTGGGAAGCATCTGGATGATAGCGGCAATCTCCTCACTAGCTCTGCTGGTGCCAAGGGTATTACACAGGTGATGCCTAAGACTGGGGGCGATCCCGGATACGGTGTTACTCCGATTCAGAACAACACCCCTGATGAATACCTACGCTTCGGTAAGGATTATCTGAATGCGATGATGAAGAACTTTCATGGGAATTCGGAACAGGCCGTAGCTGCCTATAACGCAGGACCAGCTAGGATTCAGAAGGCAGTTGATAGGGCTCAACGCACTGGTGGGGATTGGAAGCTTTACATCCCTAGCGAGACACGACAATACATTAAGAAAATCTTGGGGACGTAATGGCTAAGAAACATATGGGCAAAGCTGCTGCTGCTAAGAGCATGGCGAAGAAGGAAGGGATGAGCGTGAAGCAGGCTAAGGGGATTTTGGCTTGGGCTACTAAGACACACAATGGAAAAGACACCACTGGACATGGGAATCGGTGGAAAGGGAATAAGAAGAAATAATGGCTAAGAAGGGGCAGACTAAGGCCAACGCTAAACCTGACAGCGTTAGGCAACGGGCATATAATTCAAGCCCACTCCAGAAGCAGCGTAGGGCACAGCGTAACGCAGCACGTAGGAAGCTGGAGAAGGAAGGCAAGGTGCACAAGGGGGATGGTAAGGACGTGGATCATAAGAACATGAACACGGCAGACAACAGCAGCAAGAACCTGCATGCTATCTCAGTGAAGGCCAATCGAGCCAAGAATAAACATCATCTGAAAGACCACGGTAGGAAGAAGTGAGGTAGAATAAATCCGTTCCGTTGCGGAACAACCTCAAGTGTGTTAAGCCTCTAAGGAGAAATCCCTAGAGGCTTTTTTTTTGGTTAAGAGAAGGACTAGCTGTCCTGCCCTTCAATAGGCCATACCCTCGGTTTGAATGTGTGCTTCTTCTGGAAACCCGGA